CGTAAAAAATATCCGTTTTTCGGATTGACAGCCTATCCGTTTTTCGGATAGATATCTCCCCATGCAAACAGACACCCAGCATGGGAGACGCGAAGTGGCGACGGAGCAAGTTACCGAGAAATTCGAGGTCCGCAATCGTTGGACCAATCGCATTCAGTTCACAGCTGAGATCAAGTGCAACCCGGATGCCTCTATCGGTGTGAAGCTGGGGCTGGCGGTTCGCTGGGGTTATAGAAGCGGTGCCGTCCTGAGCGGTGCCGACCTGAGCGGTGCCGACCTGAGCGGTGCCGACCTGCGCGGTGCCGTCCTGAGCGGTGCCGTCCTGAGCGGTGCCGTCCTGAGCGGTGCCGTCCTGCGCGGTGCCGTCCTGAGCGGTGCCGTCCTGCGCGATGCCGACCTGCGCGGTGCCGTCCTGCGCGGTGCCGTCCTGCGCGATGCCGACCTGAGCGGTGCCGACCTGAGCGGTGCCCCAAAAATCGAAAACATCCACCAGAAGGTTTATGAGGCGGCCTCCGCGCCCAAGGCGCTGGACATGGGTATCTGGCATGATGATGCCTACGAAGAAGGCAATTGCGGTACCACGCATTGTCGCGCCGGCTGGGTTGTGGCCCTAGCCGGAAAAGAGGGCCGTGAGCTTGAAGAGCGCATCGGGACACCCGCTGCGGCCAGCTTGATCTACTTGGCGAGCGATCCAGATCTTGATCGCTTCCCCAACTTCTACTGCGGCAACGAAGCCGCTTTGGCCGACATGAAGCGCCTGGCCGAAGCAGAGGCAGAGAAGGCCGCGTGATGCCCTACACCATCACCTCTCCCAACGATCTCTATTGGGAACCCGCCGGCATTATCAGGGATGCCCTAAGCGGCATCGAGTACGCCGTGAGCCGCGACGGCAAGCGCAAGGTCGCGCTCAATGTGCCGCTGGCAGAGTGCTGCGACGAGCCTGTCGAGCTGTGTGCGTGTCTGGCACCGGTGGTGCGGGAAAGCGCAACGCGGGTGTGGGCGTGATGGCCAAGGACCTTTACCTTCCGAGGAACCGGTATCGCGCTGCGCTTCAGCGCCAACGCGATCGGATCGCAGACGGCCTCCGATTTGAAGCGGTCGATAACGATGTGACCGGCAATAAATACACGCATGCTTCTTGGGGGCTATGCTCACGCGATCACGGAGCATGGCCAGACGCTGAAGATCATCTTTGGCCTGATCAATTTGCGGCACATGGTCGCGTCGCGCCCAAGTATCGCAATCAGCATCAACCATGTCCCATGCAGAATAAAGGCGGCGCGCAAGGCTGCTTTTACTCATGCCGCATCTTTCATTCTGGCGAGATCGGCCCTTCCAAACGCGATGATGCGCTAGCCCTTTACGACGCCGCCATCCTCAAAGCCACCGGAGCGTCCAATGGGTGACGTACTTCAGTTCCGCCTCCGCCAACCCGACAGCGCGCGAGACTATTGGCGCGACCTTGAACTGGCGCTGATGGGTTTATGCAACCCGTTCGCGACCTTCCCGGTCCCGACATTGGCCCGCGAGCCTAACAACGACTTGCTCGCAGAAATCTTCGGAGAACAACCATGACATTGGAAGAACAGCTTTTCTCGCTGATGGATCATTACAAGCTGACGCATATCAGCATCGGCGTTTATACCATGGGCGACGGTAGCCGCTTTGTCAGCGCCTCAATGCACGGCGGCGAAATAGGCACTGGCGACAGCTTGCACGAACCCTCTGCAAAAGAGGCAATCAACGCTGCCATCACAGCGCTGCAAGCCAAGCGCCTGAAGCTCGCTCCCGTGACCGATGTCCCTGCGATTGAGGGGCTGGCGGCGTGATAACCGAACGCGAACAGGCGCTTCTGGCAGCCCTGCGCGAGGGTCGCCGCGCCATTGGCGATCACTTCGCCCCGAATGATTGCTACGCGACGGGTCCTGTGACGGGCGATCACTTTCGTGACCTTGTCCAATGTCCAGCCTGCTCATTCATCGCGATGTACGACGCCGTTGTAGACGCGCCCATATCCGAGCAGCGGCTGCGGGAGATTGAGGATGGGGAGGTGGGACTGTGACTGTGACCCGCACGATTGAGATAAACGATCTCACGCCGAAGGAAATGGCAGAGATATTTGCTAGCTATTTGGCAGAAGAGCAGGCCGAGTTCTTCAACTCTCTGTGGGAACTTGGCAAGGATTGGCCTGGTGCTGGATGGTGTCAGCAGTCATGCTCGATTGTCCCGCTTGTCAATTCTGACGGTATCCGCTGGCTTGATACGTTCTTCGCGCACGCTGTTGACCGCCTCCCAGTCGCCGCCCGCACCGCATCGGTGGAGGAATAGGATGGGCGCGACACCTAGCGATGCAATGGCTGAGGCTGTGCGGCGGCACGCCGACCTTATCTTGAAAGCGTCGGGTTCCGGTCTTCGTCATTACTCGATGGAGAAGACGCGCGCCGCAATCTTGATGGCCGTGATGGATTGCTATGGAGAGGCGTATCGCGCCGGAGCGGCATTCGCTGGCGAGCAATACAGGCAACAAATCCTCTCAGCGGCATCAGCCAGCGAAACAGGGAAGGAAGGGTGATGGCACATCCTCAACACCATCCGAAGTGCCCACGTTGCAAAGGTGAGGGATTTTATCTGGCCCATCATGGGCGGAGATATTATCGCGATGGCAGTTTTGGCCATAACGACTGGCAGGACTGCGACTGTCATCCACGGATGGATGAAAGCCGGCTTCCGGCCGCCATAGAGCCGAAGGGAGATGAGTGGTGATCCGCACCCTCCTCCTATCCTTTGAAGCCTTTGCTGACAGCCTGCCCGGCAGGATCATTGCCTGGGGTTCGCTGATGGTGGCTGCTCCGCTGTGGGTGGGGCTGGTGGCGGATTGGGTCGGGAGGTTTTGATGTCGCATAACTGGAATTGCCCTGATGATTACGAAGCGCGGCGGCAAGCGCGATGGGATGCGGAGCGTGACATCTCTTCGGGATGGGGTCGGTCCTACGGATCTCCGTATGACTGCGATCACGCTGACCAAGAATATAGGCGTGAATACGAGCGTGAAGCGTATCGCCTCGAAGAGGAACGGGCCGAGGAACGCCGCCGGGAGCGCCTTCGCGAGGAGCGTCGGCAGGAGGAGGAATACTATCTCGCGCAGGCGCAGGCCGAAGAAGAGCAGCGCCAAGCCGAGGAAGCGTATTGGCGTGAGCAGGAAGAGGATCATTACGTAGAATTGTCCGCGCAAGGGATCGCAGCGGGAACCGATGAGACTGCGCAGCAGGCTCAGCCCGAAGGGCAAGAGCCCGGTCCGCAGGATGCGCCCAATGACTAGCGCAACACCCGAACAGAAAGCGCGGGGGCTGGAGGAGCGCGAGTTGATTCAGCAAATCTACATTCGCGTTTGTCGGGATAGCGCATTCACACTTGATCTGCACCGGGCATGCGCTCTGGCAGCAAAAATCGTTGGCAAGCATCCGCTCGATATTTGGATGGCGATGCCTAGCTTGGACGTAATGTTCGGAATCGCAGCAGGGACGCATCCCGCCGCCCTCCGCACCAAAAAGGATCATCCCCATGAGTGAATATACGGAGTTGGAGCGGGGAAAGGTTTGCCCGCAATGCGACCGCCTTCGCTCAAGTCCAACTTACTCTGAGGACGAAGTTGAGCAATTGATGTTCGAATTGTCGTGGGAGCTGGAAGAGGCTTCGCTCGATAAGAACGATCTGGTCACTGTCAACCGTGAGAAGTTGAGAGCAATAGCTTGCCGCGTTCTAGGTCGCCTCGCCACCGCGCGGGCCGGAGGTGAAGGGTGAGCGTACCACAAAAAACTGGCCTGCTGTTTTGCGCATCGTGCAACCATATGGAGCAGCCTTTGATCGGCGGCGAACGCGTCGGCGGTCCAAACTGTCAGCATGACAAATCCTATCTGCTAGGCGACTTCGATCTCGTCACCGGGGTGGATAACCGCCGTTTCAAAAGCTGTCGCGATATGCGCGCCTTGGGCGGCCCCTGTGGAAAGCAAGGCTATTTGCACAGTCGCTACGTGCCCCCTTCACCCCTCGCGCCACCCCCTGACGCGAGAAATTGTCCGGTC